ACTGGCATCACGACTTCCGCTCCCGTTCTTGGCACTCCAGCGCCTGGGCAGATTCATGGGCTAACGGCTACGGCGCTGACAGTATTGGCCCCTGTCCTGGGTAGCCCCGCAGTAGGGCAGATTCACTTTCTGACCGCCACCGCACTTGTCGTTGGGTCACCTGTACTCGGCACGCCGTTGCTGACCGAGAACGCCGCAGACGTTGACGCACTGACGGCGGCTGATCTCGTTGTGGGCAGTCCGGCGTTGGGCACTCCGGCATTTGGTCAGATTCATGTGCTTGGCTCTGACGGCCTTGTCACTGGTGCGCCGGTGATTGGGTCGCCGTCGATTACCCAGATCCACACACTTGAAGCGATGGGCTTGACGGTGGGCGTCCCGGTGCTTGGTACTCCCGCGCTCAACGGCTCGGACATCGTGATCATCACCGCCGACGAGGTGGCCCGCATAGTTGTCGTTTCGGCAAGAAAGAACATCATAGCCATGCCAGCGCGAAAAAATACGGTGAGGGTCGTATGAATATTTTCCCCGTCGAACCAAAGGCTCCTCGTGAATATTTTGCGGTTGGTGCCGATTTCGGAAAGCGGCTCTCCGATGTCACCGCCGCGACGGTCACTGTCGTCGATCTCAATAACGTTGATGTGGCACCAGCATCGTTGCTCAACGGAGACGCACAATGCAGCGGCGCGTGGGTATATCAGCGCATCAACCCAGGCGTTAGTGGAGCGCGGTATGAAATTTCGATCTTCGCCGAGGGCGTAGCACAGAGCGGCTACGGCGAGGGGTACGAGTGTAAAATTATATTGGCGGTGACAGCGTAATGCCCCGCCCGGCCCACATCCCGCAGGACATCTGGAACGCCGCCAAGGGCGTTTCTGTCCGGTTTGCGAGTGACGCAGAGATCCAGCGCATGGCCGAAATGCTGATGCGCAGACAGCGCGGGGATGATGCGCCGGATCAGGACACAGTGAACTTTTGGCCAGGGCTGACACGGCGCGGAACGCGGATCGTGAGGGACGCGTTGATGGAACACGAAACTGTGATCGACGCGGACGTTTCGGAGTTGTTCAAGCTCCGGAGCGTGTTCAACAACCAAGCGCCGGAGTGATGATGGACGAACGAACCCTGACAGATGCCGATGTTGCCGCGATTGCCTCTGCTGTCGCCCGCACAAACTCATGCGCTGTTGGCATCACCCAAGAAGAAGCGGGCGAGCTGCGGGATTTCGTGGCGTGGATGCGAAAGCTTAAAAATGCCGTGGGCAACGTCGTAATATACGGGTTCATCGCGTTTCTGGCGCTGCTTTTTTACATGGGCGCGGGCAGGTGGAAATGACCTGGCAACAATTCTTCGAGTGGCTCATGGGGTGGGAGTCCCGCGTAGTTCATACAGATCCACGCGACCCTGGCGGTCAGACCGCATGGGGCATCTCCCGCCGCTACTGGCCAAAGTGGGCCGGGTGGGAGTGGGTGGACGGTGGCCGCGCCGAAGACCCAGGCTTCGCATCTCTTGTGTCTGATTTTTACCGCGCACAATATTCCGGGTTCTGGCAGGCGCTCCCTGCCAGGGTCAATGCCGTCGCAGTCGATACGGCGGTCAACATGGGCCATGACTACGCCGTGCAGTGCATCCAAGACGCGCTCAATCGCCTGGCCGGGTCCGTATATGTCGTGGTCGACGGCAAGATGGGGCCGCGCACAATGGATGCCGTAAAGCACGCAGACGCATCCGCCCTTGCCTACGCCATGTGCGCGGTCAGGCTGGCAGAGTACGGACGGCGCGGGCGCAATGGCGACCCCCGGCGCGTATTCCTTGACGGCTGGATCAATCGTGTTCGCTCGCTCATGGAGGTGATCTGATGGGCTTTGACATCACAGGCATCGGCTCAGTCTTCGACTTCGGGTCCAAGCTCATCGACAAGCTCTGGCCTGACAAGTCCGAGGCTGAGAAGGCCAAGCTCAAGCTCATCGAATTGCAGCAGGCCGGAGAGTTCAAGGAGCTTGACGCCCGGTTCGCGGCCATTGTCGCAGAGGCAAACAGCAACGACCCATGGACCTCCCGCGCCAGGCCCTCGTTCATGTACGTCATGTACCTGATGATCCTTGCTGCTATCCCGATGGGATTCCTATTCGCCTTCCGGCCAGATGTGGCGATGGCCGTGACCGCAGGGGTCAAGAACTGGTTGGCCGCGATCCCCGAGGAAATGTGGTGGCTGTTTGGCGCTGGGTATCTTGGGTACACCGGGTCGCGCACATTCGAGAAGGTCAAGAAATGAGCACGCTCACCAAGGGATGCACGCTTATATCATGGCTCGCGGGGCTGCTCAAAATAGTGCTGCCGGAAGAGGGATGTTGCAACGAGCACGATCTTTTTTACGAGCAGGGCGGGTCGCTGCGAACAAAGATTTTTGCGGATTGGCTCCTTGCAAAATGCGTCATAGCAATCAACGGCGGCTGGCAGGGGTGGGCAAAGGCCGGATTAGGCATGCTGGTGCTCAGTATCAACCCGTACAGCTATTTTGTGTTTTTCCGGCGTTGAGAAACGTCAACCCCCGTGCCCGTGCGGAGGTGATCCAAATCTATCATGTCGGTGACGTTACCGTAATGATCCTTGTATTACCGGGCACGGGGCTAATTTTCGGAAAATCTCCCCTTGCAGGAGAACTACCCGACGCCCGGGGCGGCGAGCGTAAAGAAGCGGACCGCCCCAACTTAAAGGAGGCACATGCACCGACGCAGGAAGAGGATGCAACGCAAACTGATGTACTCCCCGCAGCGAGTTGGTGCGATCATGTGCCAGGAAAAGAGAAACTGCAAAAAGAAATACCGGAGCGGAGTGGTCCGGCCAGAGGTTGAAGAATGAGTATCGCCGACGATGTCCGTAGCATGATTATCCAGATGGGCACACTGGTCACGTGGTCAACGCAGGCCGAACCCTGGAACGCGGTCGCTGACGTCCCCGCCCTGATTGTCGACCAGCCCGAAGGCAAGACCGACGTCACGGGCCGCAACCAGCGCGTTGCCCAAATCCGCGTCAGCAAGCAGGACGTGGCCGCGATCACCTACCGCGACACGTTCACCGAGAGCGATGGCACGGTCTGGACTGTCATCGACGTCAACCGACTGATCAATGATCGCACCGCCGGGACGTGGCGGGTCATGGTTGAGACTGGCGTGAGGGGTTCGTTCTGATGGCCGACACGATCACAACCAGCACCGGCAGGCGCTACCCGTTCATGGACGGAGGGCCGCAAGGCGCGGCTGTGCACATGTCCATCGACGATGGCGGCGGGCGCTACCTGCGCAGGCTTGCCAACGAGTTCCCACGCGAGTTTGCCAAAGCTCTCAAAAGCGCGGGATGGGCGCTGCGCAAGGATCTGCAGGGCGACATCTACAAAGGCGGTCCCAGCGAGGCCAGATGGTCCCCGCTGTCAGGTCCGCACGCTGGCCGCGTCTTTGACGACGCCAAGGGCCTGCCGCGCATCCCCAGGACGCATCCCATGGGCCAGCTCGTGCGAGCCATTGGCTACCGTTACGACAGATCGTCGCAGTCCGTGCGCGTCGGCTGGCTCTCTCACAGTGCGGCCAATCGTGGCGCGGAGCTGCAGCGAGGTTTCCGGACCCGCGTGACAAAGAAGATGCGGCGTTTTTTCTGGGCCATTGGCGTGCCTCTGGCCAAGGGTACGACGATGATCGAGACGCCAGGCCGCGACCTGTTCGATACGGTCATGCGGCACCGGGAGAAGGCTATTCAGCGGTACATCGAGAACAAGGTGCATGACAGCGTGCGCCAGAGCGGGAGGTTTTCATGGGCGGCATAAGCCTGATGGACATAGTGGACAAAATTTCTGCAACGCTCGCTGCCGACACGGAGCTCACGGCGTGGGCTGACGAAAAATACGACAAGGCGGTGACCATCCTTGTCGGCCTCGACGAGCGCAACCGGCCGGGGCCGGAGTCGTGCCCGCTGATACTGATCAGGCCGGAGCGGCAGGATCTCAGTCAAAGCGCGTCGGAACAAACGCACCGCGTTCAAGTTGACTGGGCGGTGTTCGACGACACCGTGACCACCACGGGCACGGTAACGGAATACACGGGCGTGCGCCGTGTGGACGAAATGGGCCGCCTGATCTGGGCAGCGCTGCAATCCGGGATCAGCTCCCATGTCACCATGGATCAATCCGAATACGTGCTCGAAACAATAGAAAAATTTCCTCTGTTACTTGGCGGGATGGACATCACAATCAACGTGCCCCAGCTCATCGGGGCGGACATAACCCTCTAGGAGGTGCCCCATGGCACAAGCACGCGGCTATAATAGCCAACTCGTTATCGACTTTGAGACCACGTTCGGAGCAGATCCTGTCGCTCCGGCCGGCAAGCTCATGCCCATCAATTCGTGGGACGTGTCCGGCTCTCGCAACCTCAACAGCGCGCAGACCATCACCGGAACGCGCAACCCGGTGGAACCGTTCGCCGGAAACAAGTCTTTGTCCGGGAGTGCAGTGGTTCCCGTTGACCTGACGGCGTTCCCTTGGTGGCTGCGAGCAATGTTTGGAGCCCCGGTCACGACAGGCACCGGCCCCTATGTGCACGTGTTCAAGCTCGGGACCAGCCAGCCGTCCCTGGTTGCTGAAAAGAAGTTCGATTTTGGCACATCGCAAACCTATCTTAAGCAAAACGGGATCAAGATTTCGACGTTCGCCATGACCGTCGGCGGCGACGGCGAACTGGTCGTCAACCTTGGAATTGTCGGATCGTCCGAGTCTGCCCCTGGAACGACGCCTTACGACTCGACCCCGACCGCAGTTACCTTGGACAGACTGAACAATTTCCAGGCCGCGATCCTTGAAGGCGGTTCCGCGATTTCAACTGTGACCGAGCTTGCAATCAATCTCAACTTTGGACTGGAGACCGACAAGTACGTTGTCGGCGGCGGCGGCGTGCTCGGAGAGATCTCCGAGGGCATCGTGGCAGTCGAGGGATCGCTCACGGCCATGTTTGCCGACACGGCACTGCTGGCCAAGGCCGCTGCGCTGACCGAGTCCAGCTTGGCCGTGACGTTCACAAAAGGCACGCACAGTCTCAAGATCGAAATCCCTGAGCTGATCTATGAGCTGAAGACGCCGGGCATCACCGGTCCCGCTGGTATCATGCAGCAGCTCGGGTTCAAGGGCTACTACGCCAACGCAGCGGCTGCATCGGCTGTAGTGGTCACACTGACCAACGCTGTCGAAAGCTACGCATAACCATCACCCTCGGGCGGTGGCGGACGCGAGGGCGGTAGTCGCTCCCCGTCCCATCGTCCGGATCACATAGGAGCGACACCATGTATGAAATCATCCTCCCTGAAAGCGGCAAGGCCCACCCGCTCAAGTCTCTGACCAGGCAACAGGTCAAAGAGGTCCAGGCAATGACCGGCCCGCTTATGTCCGGCGACCTGTCCGCAATTGAGTATCAGGACAGGGTCATCGGGCTGGCTTACCCCGAGCTGACGCCCGAAGTGCTGGACACATGGGCCGGGGCTGACGCGGCGCACCTGGCGCGGGTCACTGCGGATTACTCCATCCTTGGCCCGGCATCCGTAAAAAACTCCTTGAGGTCTGGCGATGGCACGGCGACGGCCTGACCTATTGCCAGGCCTGTATCAAGGCCGCGAAGCAGTCCGGCAAGGCGCTGGATTGCGGAACGTGCGAAGCGCGATGCCCGGAGCTTGCCCCGGACAGCGAACCAGCTTGGAGCCTTTGGGCGACTGTCCAGACGCAATGGCGGGTCGGGATGTCTGGGCCCGTCGGACTGGACTACCCTGCCGTGTGGCTGGTGGCCGAAGCCATGGGCGTCGAGATGCACGCCGCTAACGTCGGCAGGATCAGGGCGCTGGAACGCGAAGCCCTTGAACACATGAGGAAAGCATGAGCACTGCAACGACCCAGATCATTATCAGCGGCAAAGACCAGCTCTCCGGAGTCGTGGCCGATGCCGGGCGCAGGCTCGGCACGGAAATGGAGGGGATGCGCCGCCATGCAGTAGCCGTCTCGAATGTCTTCAGCAGTCTTGCTGGAGTGATCGGAGGGATAAGCGTTGCGCAGTTGGCGCGCGAAATATTCCAGGCAGGTGTTGCAATGGACGCATTGCAGCGCTCGTTTGTCGCCATTTCTGGGAGCCAGGCCATGGCTGCTTCGGAAATGGGATTTTTGCGCGAAGAGGCGGAAAGGCTCGGACAGTCCTTTTATGACCTGGCGCCGCAATACAAGCAGCTCGCAGCTGCTGCGAGAGGGACGGCGCTAGAAGGCGAGCAGGCCAGAAAAATATTCTCGTCTATAACCGGAGCCGCAGCGGCGCTCGGCCTCGGGGCAGCGGAAACAGGCGGCGCCCTAAACGCTCTTTCCCAGATGATCAGCAAGGGCAACGTCCAGGCCGAAGAGTTGCGCGGACAGCTTGGCGAGAGGCTGCCCGGTGCGTTCTCGTTGGCTGCAAAGGCGATGGGCGTCTCAACACAAGAGTTAAACAAGATGCTCGACAACGGGCAGGTTTTGGCAGTCGATTTACTCCCAAAACTCGCAGCAGAGCTTGAACGTGTGTATGGGGTGGCCGCGCAGACTGCGGCCCTCGAATCCGCGCAGGCAGCAATCAACAGGATGTCAGAAGCGTGGACGGATCTCAAAACGAACATGTTCCACTCGGAGACAGCTGTTGCTGGCGTCAACATGGTTACACAGGCGCTTGCTGGCATGAACGCCATGATTTCGCAGGTCCAGCAAGGCAAGGCACAGTGGATCTGGGAAGGGCTCAAAATGGAGCCTATGGATCCAAGCACCTATCGCGGGAAAGTGAATCGCGAGATGGTCATGCCTGCCTATGCGCCCATTGAGTCGTCTTCGCCAACTTCGCCTGGAGGGTCGTCCTCGTCTGGAGCGGCAAAAGAGTCGAAGGCGCGTGAAAAAGCCTACGAGAAAATGATCGCCGACGGCAAAAAAGCTGCCGAAGTCCTGGATCAATATTGGGATGACTACGAGGGCAGGCGGGTTTCAGCCATTGCCGAGGGCACAGCTTCGAGGGTTTCCGCAGTCGCAGCTGAGCGAGAAGCCATAGATGAGCTTACGACGTGGGGCGCATATTCTGCACAGGCCATGGAAGACACGGTCTCGACGGCGTTCCAGGGCATGGGCGATGCGATTGTCGATTTTGCCATGACCGGGAAAATGGAGTTTTCAGATTTCGCGGACTCAATCATCAGGGACATGATGCGGATCGTCGTACAGCAACAGATCGTCGGGCCACTCGGGGGTGCCGCCGGGAACTTCCTTTCCGGCCTATTCTCGGGGCCGTCGACCGCAGCAGGATCGGTCAGCAGTGGCTTCAATTATGCCGGAGAACTGTCCAGCTTCATGTCCCGCAGCGCCAAGGGCAACGTGTTCTCTGGCCCTGGCATCTCCGAATTCTCCAACTCCATTGTCACACAACCCACGCAGTTCTGGGCCAAGGGTGGCAACCTCATGGGCGAGGCTGGGCC